CGTCAGGCTCAGAACCTTGATATCGCCATGCTTTTTGGTGTTCCACCCCATATGTTGGGTCAAGTTGACCGAACAACTTCATGGGGAACGGGCATTGAGCAGCAGTCCTTGGGCTTCCTGCGTTACACGCTGAGTACCTGGATTCACGCCTTCGAGGATGCCTGGTCCGGCATGCTGCCGGGCCCGCAGAACGCCCGTTTCAACGTTGATGCGCTACTGCGCACCTCAACCCTTGAGCGTTTCAACATCTATCAGGCGGCTCGCAATGCCGCCATTCTCACGCCCGACGAGATTCGGGCCCTTGAGAACATGCCGCCTCTGCCTGATGGCAAGGGCGCCGATGCTTTTGCTCCGCTCAACTCTGCTCACACCACCGATCCCGGTTGGGAACCGGGCCAGGAAGAGCCGGCAGAGCCGGCCGAAGAGCCGCCTACTGACACCCCTCCAAAGGAGGACGAGAAGTGACTTTTTCCTCCCGCGGGGAGATGCGCAACGTTGTGGAGAATCGCTCCATGCCGTTCCAGGGCATGGAGCTGAGAGCCAAGGACGATGGCAACACTCTGGTGTTCCTCGGCTACGCCTCCGTGACTGACACTCCATACGAAATGGAAGACTGGCTAGGCACCTATTCCGAGACAGTCAGCCGTGGCTCATTCAAGAAGACTCTTGCCGAAGGCGCAGACGTCCCATTTAAGTTGAACCATGATGGGATGACCTTGGCCCGGACGAAGTCCGGGACTATGCGCCTTGCAGAGGACTCTACCGGTCTTCATGTTGAGGCCGATCTCGACGCCAGGAATCCTGTCGTCGTGGGCATTCAGAGCGCCATGGAACGTGGCGACCTTGATGAGATGTCCTTCGCCTTCCGTGTCACTCGTCAGGAATGGAACGAGGACTATACGGAGCGTTGGATTAATGAGGTCAACCTCAACAAGGGCGACGTCAGCATTGTCAATTACGGGGCCAACCCGCACACGGGTGGCCTGACGTCACTCCGCGGTCTCTCTGACGAGGATATGGACCGCGTCCGCTCCTTCATCGAGTCCATGAGGGCGCCAGACCAGATGCCCGTTAGTGACTCCTTCGAGACTAACGCTCTCGCCTTCTACCGCGCTAAGGCGCGGTTCTTGGACCTCTGAGTCTATCCAACCATTTACGGGCCCTGAGAAACGCTCTCAGGGCTTTATTCATGCCTGCCCTGAAACGCGCCGGAGCTTACGCCGGAGCCCAGCTTCACGGGCCACCACCTAGGAAACCACCCGTTCCCTTTGGCAGGCGCACTTGACAATTAGGAGGTAATACATGGACAAGCGTGCCATGATTGCTGACCTGATGGCCAAGCGCGCCGAGAAGCGCGCCCAGCTTGATGGTCTCCTCACCGCGGCTGAGGCCCGGGAGGACAAGGCTTTCACTGATGAAGAGCGTTCGGCCTTTGAGGCCGGCGAGACTGAGATTAGGGAGATTGACTCTCGCGTCTCTGAACTCGACAAGCAGGTTCGGGCCGATGAGGCCGCGGCCGAGATGGCCAAGCGGTACAAGCCGTCTGTTCAGGTGACGTCTGAGCCTGAGGTTTACCGGAAGAGCGGCAACGTCTCCTACTTCCGTGATCTGCACCTTGCTCGGAACAAGGGCGACCGAGACGCCTATGACCGCCTTCAGCGCAATGACAAGATGGTCACTGAAAAGCGCGCCATCAGCACGACCAACGGTGCTGGTGGAGAATTCGTTCCGCCTTTTGTGGCTGGAAGATGAGTTCATCAAGTTTGTTCGTCCGGGTCGCATTACCGCGAACCTGTGTCCGACTCAGGATCTTCCGGCCGGCACGGACTCCATCAACATTCCAAAGGTCAACACCGGTACCGCGGTTGCGCCGCAGTCTTCGCAGAACTCTGGCGTTCAGCAGACCGACCTGACGACCACTTCGATTTCGTCTCCGGTTGTCACCATTGCTGGTGGTCAGACTGTTTCCCTCCAGCTTCTGGAGCAGTCGCCGCTTAACATCGACAATGTCGTCCTGTCGGACCTTGCGGCCGACTATGCGCAGAAGTTCAATACCCAGATCCTGACCGGTGCCGGCACTGGTGGCACCGTTACTGGTATTTCGACTCTGTCGGGAACTAACGCGGTTACCTTCACGTCGGCATCGCCGACTCTTGGCGGCACTGGCGCTAACGCCCTGTTTCCGAAGATTGCTAACGCGATTCAGCTCATTCACACGGGCCGATTCCTGCCGCCTACGGCTATCGTTATGCATCCGTCCCGTTGGGCCTGGTGCCTGTCTCAGTCGGACAGCTCCGGTCGGCCTCTGGTGACCGTTCGCGCTGGCGCGTACAACCCGCTCGGTGCCATGGACGGTACCGCGTCTGAGGGCCACGTTGGTGAAATGCTTGGCCTTCCCGTCTACGTAGATGCCACAATTCCCACCAACCTTGGTGCTGGCACTAACCAGGACTTCATTATGGTCGCCCGCATGAGCGACCTTGTCCTGTGGGAGTCGCACGTTCGCGCTGAGGCCTTCCAGCAGACCTACGCTCAGAACATGAGCGTGTTTGTCAGGCTCTACAATTACTTCTCGTTCCAGGCTGGTCGGTACCCGAAGTCTATCTCTCTGATTCAGGGTACTGGTCTGGTCACTCCGACCTTCTAACCCTTTAGCGCCCCGCCGTTGGGCGGGGCGCTTCTATTAGGAGGTAGGAATGCCTGCATTCGTTCTTGTGCCGTCCGCGGCACGAACCGCGACCGGAAACTCCGGCGCTCTGACGACCAATGGCGCCAATGGCGTCCTAGACCTTGAAATCAATGTGACTGCCGTATCCGGCACGTCACCCTCAATGGCTCTTGAAGTCCAGTGGTCTGATGACGGAACGAACTTCGGATCCGTCGACGGCACTAAGGACACGTTTGCCGCTATCACGGCGTCCGGCACGGTCGTCAAGCAACTTCAGGTCAAGGGTCTGTATGCGCAGATCGTTTGGACGCTGACGGGGACTACCCCGTCATTTACTTTCTCGGTTCAGGGGGCCATCTGATGAATCTCGTCAACTACGTTGATGGACTCCTTCGAGAGCTGACCTTCTACACCAAGAAGGCCGAGAAGG